TCGGCGAAATACGCCTTGCGGCAGTGACCACGATCAATTTTGTCGAGCATCTTGCACAACCACTTGCAGCCCGCGCAGTCGTGCGTTGCCTGGCGGCGGTATAGGCGGCCGCTGATGGTTTCGCGGCGGCCATGAAACCACTTGTCGTTTATCTCGATATCGAGCCAGACCAGGAAGCGCCAAATCATGCCGCCTCCACCTGAGCCACGTCGATCGCTGCTTCAACAGCCGCTTTCCTAGCCCAGCTTGTTGCGTAGGCGGCTTGCACCTGCGCCGCTATCGCACCTGCAATAGCCAGAAGGTCATACAACGATAAAACTTGCATGTCGTTGTTATCAGCATCGCGCCAGACGGCAGGGAGCGGTAATCCTGCGCTGGCCAGCGTTATTGCTTGGCCGAGCAGAGTTTGCGATTTGGTATCCGCTTGCCAGGGGCGTCCGTGCGCGGTGATGTTGGCAACGCAAGCGGCATCACGGTCGCGGGTTATTTGAGCTAGTTTATTGGCCCTTGACCGTGATAACTCATAATCTCGTATTTCCTGCTGCGTAGCGGGAACGGCATCTGGCGCAGGGTCACCGTAGTGCATACCTATGGTAGGGGACTTGTACATACTTGCTCCTTAGATAAAAGCGTATGGGTAGCAGAGTATTTTCCACTTTGCTGCTGTGACGAACGCGCTCGTTGTTGATGTCTTGTAGAAAATATACACACCTGTGTAAATCCTCAGATACACATTTGTCGCATCGGAGTAGACATACGGGCTTGTCCAGTTAGCCAAGTTTGTGTCTGCCATGTTCCCTGCACTGATATCAATCCTGTCCCCGGCCACCCATTCGTATTCGTCTGAAATACACTCAAGGACTACTCGGATGAATGATGGTTCAACACCCAATCCATGCGCTTGTGAGGTAGTGGTATTTGCCTCAATCGTGCTTTTCGTCAGGGTCGATCCTTGCCGTAGAACTTTTCCAACACGCCCGACAGTTTTCCACCCGGCCCCGTCGCACACAATCAGGCAAGATTCGCCAGGCGCCAGGGTGATATCCGCCGCAGCCCCGTTGATGTTCGCGGTGTTTCTCCCAACAGTCAGCGCACCAGACCCCGCGCTGTTACGCAGTCCAATGACAAACCCGTCGCCTACCGATACCGCTGGCAGCGTGACGGTGTAGGGCGCGGCGGTGTAGTCGATCAACTTGCCGCGATCTGCCGCGACGATGGGGTAGTTGGCCGATTTTGACAGCACGCCGTTGAGGACTGCGCCGAGCGCGGTAAGTGCGCTTGCTTGCGTGGTCCCGGCCGTTGCGATGGCAAGCGGTAGGGCTGACAGGCTGGTGATGTCTGAGTTCGCACCGGCAGCCGCATAGTTCGTGGCTGAAATATTGGCGCGTTCATAGTTGATGCAGCGCCAGTTTCCGCCGCCCTCGCTGACAAACTTTGCGGCGTCGCCTACTGCTGTAACGATACTAGCGCCACCTGGCAGTATCAATGATGTGGCGTTGTGCGTCAGCGTCAGCGCGCCATCGAACACCACTGTTCGTGTGATGCCTGCCGATACAGTTCCCAAGCTGGTTATGGTCGTTGTGCCTGTTATATGGACATAGTTACCTGACGCAATCGCCCCAAGGTCTACCGTCGCAGCCGACGCAACGCTCGCTGCCTGCGACTGCTCAAGACGGATTATTGTCTGGATGGCGCGCAGATAGTCGTCGGCCAGTGCGCGCGATTCTGACCCCGCCGGGTAATTGCTGCCTGCGGAGATAGACAGGTCGGTCATCTTTGTAGGAAGTGGCATTCTGACTCCAGAAATGAAAAACCCGGCGCAGGGCCGGGCGAGGTATTTCGATGAATCGTTGGGTTCTAGGTTATTGGTCGGTCTGGTTCGGGTACAGCAAACCCTGTATCACGGCGCGCTTCTGGGCTTGCGGCATGCGTTCAGCGATCAGTCCGTACAGGCGGTTTTTGTCAGCCGCCTCGATGGCTTCTTGCGCGGTGCGCGGGTCGAGCAGGGCCGGTCCCATCTGTTCCAGCGTGCCACGCCGGGCAGAATCACGCAGCATGCCAAGCGCGCCCGTTCCGAATCCGCCCAGCAGCCGCCCAGCAATGACGTTCGCAAATGGCGAATCCAGCAACGCCCCGGCGGTAAACAGGTTCTGCGCCGTATTACTGCCCGTGGCACGGCCCAGGTTCATCGCGTCCACGCTGCGCCGAACATCCGCGTTCACATCCCCCAGCAACCCGCGCTGTTCCGGGTTGAACAAGCCACCAATCGCGCCGCCACCGTCCAGCCCGCCGCGTGCGTCGATCCAGTTGCCGAACTTCTCCGGCTGGAGCATGCCGTTCTGCCCGGCACCGTGGCCGTACAGATCGGAGATGGCTCCCTTCCGGAAGGAATCCGTAGATGGGGAATCGCCCAAGATGAGGCGGTTGAACGAGTCGATGTCAGACGCCTGGCTGGACCCGCTGTTGAAAAAGTCGCCGAACGTCTCCGCACCCTGGCGTTTCGGCAGGCCATCCGGACCGGTCTGCCACATGCGCATCTGCGGCCCGGTCTCGAAGCGTTGTCCCTGGGTACGGCGCGCGTCGATGGCTTCGCGCCAGGCGCGGGCCATGTCCGGGGTGAAATACTCGCCTCCGTTGGCTATACTGGGATTAGCGCTCCGAGCCCCCTGTCCAGTTTGTATAAATGGCTGCTGGCCTGCGTAGACGGATACAGGGCTTACCCCGGTACCGCCATCTCGGAGCGTGTTATCCCATCCTGTAAGCAGCCAGTGCCCATTCTGCGTTTTTTCCAACACTGCGCGTGCGTCACCACTCAATATATCAACGTTCGTTCTCGGCTCGCTTCCGAGCACTGAATAGGGTTGGCTCATCTTTCCGAAGGCAATGACTTCCGGCATATTGAACGCGGCTTGATTACCGTCGTAGCCTTGTTCATTCCTACGTCTCACCAGATGCGCGACACCATTTCCGCTTCGTCCTGTCCCGGCGTCTCCGTACCTGAAATCCACCTCGCCAATCCCGTCCCGAAACATCGCTGATGGGTAATCTGTGGCTTTTTCGAGCACTTGCCTCATGGCGGAGCGCCCTGCCGCCGCCTCAACCTGCATGGACAGGAGATTGCGGATTTCCGCCGCCGTCGCCGCCTTGTTCTTGTCGCCGGCCAGTCTTGCCTGATGCGCCATCTCGGTGGCGCGCGAGCGCAAGCGCTGGAACTCGGAAACCGGGGCGCCGGTCTCGTTGTTCGTGTAGCCCAGATAACTCGGATGGCTAAGTTTGTAGGCGTCCCGTGCGTCCTGACGCGCAGTTATATCGGCAACTAGGGAGTGCAGATCGCTATCGGCGCCACCCGATCCGGCGCCATATCGGGACGCAATTACGCCCCTCACGCGCTCGACCGGCAAGTCCACCCGCGATTCGTCCAGCGGGTCAATGCTCCGGAACTTGTTTCCCACGTCCGCTCGCACCCCCTGGTAAACTGGGTCCATGCGGTCGAATAGCACATTCCCTGCGTTTTCCGCCGCCTCCACCGGCGTGATCTTCGTCGCACCCGGCGCCACCCGCTCCAACTGTGCCACACGCGCAGCATTCTGTTCTGCCGCGCGGGCAGTCAGCGGGCCGTAACCCATGCTGATTGCGTTGCGCTGCGCCTGGCTCAAACCCGGCTGCATCGCCACTTCAGCCGTGGTCGGCTGGCTGCCAGGCACACGCACCTGTCCGGATCGCGCTAGTGCATCGCGTAAGGCTTTCGGGTCATCCGCCGTCTTGAGCAACTTATTCCCGGTAGACGCTTTGCCGTTTGGAATAATTCGCCTTCCAGACCCCGCCAATCCTGCCGCCCCAATCGGCGCAAGCATCCCTGCAGCAATCCCGGCCATCGGCGATTCCGTAGCTGAAGACACCAAATCAGTAGTGCCGCCAGAAAGCGCGCCCAGCGCCGCATTGGAAAGGATCTGACGCCCGGCATTAGCCGGAGAGAACGCCCCACCGACCACGCCCTGCACCGCGCTATCCATAAAACGCTGGTCGCTGTTCACGGGGTCCGCGTTCGGATTGATGCTGTTCATCGCCGTCAATGCACGGTGCGCATAGTTCGGCGTCGGCAGGGTATCGGGCGCCCATTGCGGTTTGCCCATCGCCACCAGCGGCGCTCCGACAGCGGCAATGCCCAGGTTTGCGATGTTGTGCGGCGTATTGCCTACCGAGTCGAGCAGGCCGGCCACGCCCTTTGCAGATGCGTTGCCGATCAACTCCATCAAGGTCGGGTTGTGCGGCGCATCAGGCAAGAGCACATAGCCGCCGCGCTTCGGTTGAGCCGGCGCGTCGTCTTCGATCAGCGTGTAGGCCATGCTTTACTCCTTGATCCACTTCTTTCCGTCAGAGCGGTATGTGCTGCCGTCGTCGGCGCGCATACGTTTTCCGGAATACTGCGCGGCCGGCGGGAGCATCTTGAACGACTGAGCGGGTTGCGCCTGTTCCGATGGCTGAATTGGCGCGGCCTTGTTTTTCCCGCCGATTCCGAAGAATGCCTTATCGCCCTCATCAAAGAACGCATCCTTAAGCCGCATCTTCATGCGCGCCGAGATCGCCGCCGGCGTCGGCAACTTCCCTTCCTGCTCGATGTCATTGACGATTTCCGCTCTTGCCTGGGCGCGGTCTGAAATGCGCTGCGCATACTTTCCAAGCAGTTCGCGCCCCTGTTCCGTGGTGGCCAGCGTCGGAATAGTCGCCATGTAGGCTTTCATTTCAAAGTCCGATGTCGCGCCGGAACCTGCCGCACGCATCTGCGGAGCCAGTTTTGTCTGCACCGTGTTGGCCAGTTCGCTCATGGAGGCGACCTTTCCCCATTCAGACCCAGCCGGCAGATATTTACCGACAGCCGCCTTGAACTCGGCGGTAGGACCACCGCCCATGCCGCGCAGGCCTTGCACCACCATACCCACGTCATTGGCCGCATCTGCCGCGCTCTGCGCCGATTGCGTGGCCTCCACGGCGAACTTGCCGAATTCCTTACCCTTGGTCTTTTCGGCTTCTTTCGTCGCCACGCCGCCGAAGTTCGCGCCGCGCATATCCACCAGCGGTTTCTTGCGGCTGTCTTCATACTGCATGAACGCAGAGCGCTCTTCTGGTGTCATCGACTGAATAGCGCGGAATTCTGCGATGGATGAAGGCAATTTATCGGCCTTCGCAGGCTGCCGGCTCTCGCGGTAATACTTGAACGCCTCGTTCATCGCCTGGCGCTGCACGGTCTTGTCCGGATGTTGCAGACCCTGAGCGATCATCGCCTTGTAGTCGTCTCCTGCATCCTTCATCCATGAGGTGTCCATCGCCACAGGCGCAATGGATCCCTGCTCGCCGGCCATCGCCACCGGCTCAAGCTCGCCATCCTCATTGATGTTGAACCCCTGACCACTGACGCCGGCTGTTTTCAGGAATCCTGGAAGCATCATCTTGGCTGTTGAGGATTGCGCCTTCTTGCCTTCATTAAGCCGACGCTCATCAAGTTCCAGGCGTCTGCTTTGCAGCTCGTGCTGCCTCGCCAATCGCTGCTGTTCCTGCATGCGTTGCATGTTTGACAGGCTCTTCTCACGCTGATCTACGCCAGACTGCAATGCCTGCTGATAACCATGCACGCCCTGCATCCCCCCCGCCGCGAAGGCCGGCCCGAATGCGCCGCCGTTTCCCTTATTGTTCGCCAGTATTCCAATACCGGCTTGCAACAACCCCATGTTCAGCGCTTGCTTCTTCTCGTCTTCGTTCGCCCCGAGAAGCCCATGAAACTGCCCGTATTGCTGCGTCCAGTCGTCTTGTAGTGGCATGATTATTCCCCAAGGAGTCCTTTGTATGCCTTCGCCAGTGCGGCCAGCGTCTCAAGCGATACCTGCTCAGGCTTCCATCCCTTCTGGATGTACTTCTGGCTTGGATAGAACGGAACGCTGCCCGGCATGATCAGCCCCTGCTGTACCGGCGCAACATCATGGCCGTATACGGGTCTTGAGTGTTGGCATAGGGGCTGTTCGCCATGAATGAGCCCCCTTGAGATTGCTGCGGCATCTGCATCGGTGCTTGCGGCGCAACCATGCCGGATTGCTGCGGATGCCCTGCCCTGGCCATCTGCATCCCCATGCCGGCCATCTGCGCGCCGCGCATGCCATTGATGCCACCCGACGCAGCAGAGGCGGCTTGTGGCGTACCCTGCAAAGCAGCCATCTGACCGCCAGTCGATAGCGGGTATGCAGCGCCCGCATTGCCGCCAAATTGCGCCATTGCCTGCGCCTCAGTGAGTGCGTATGGCGATCCTGCCTGAGCCGCCAGCGCGGCTTCTGCTCCATTGAAACCGGCAACCGCACCGCTGCCTGCTCCGGTCCCGTATCCATACATCAGTGCATCACCGCCTGCTGCTGCGGCTTCTGCCGATCCAACCGCTGAACCTGCTGCCGCGCCGCCACCGGCCGCGCCCGCTCCAGCCAATGCAGGTCCAGCGAATGCCCCGCCAGCACCACCCAATAACGCACCGCGCCAAGGATGTTTCTTGTCCAACATCGCGCCACCCGCTGCGCCTGCCAAAGCGCCGTACATCAAAGGCCCAGAAATCACGCCACCATCAGCCATTTTTTGCCCCTAAAAGTGCTTAAAGCAAACCGCCAGCGACCGCGCCAGCACCGGAATACAGGTAAGGATTACCGCCAGCCATCTGGCTGATACCGTAGCCGGCCAATCCGCCGCCAATCATGCCGGCCATGCGGTTCGCCTGATACGGATTCGGCCCCGTGCTGGTATTGGTGCCGCCACCGCCCATGCTGGTGCGGATGCCATTCGCAAGCACGTCGAGTTGCTGATAGGGCGCGTTCTGAGCCGTCTGCCAGTCTTGATATTGCTGGTTCAGCAAGTCCTGGTTATAGGTGCGATAAGCGTCGCCGGCTCCGATCAGGTTCTGCGCATCCTGGTAGTCCGCCTGTGCGTACTGCGGGGCCAATTGCGCGGCCTGCATCTGGCGAGATCGTTCATTGGCATAGTTCTGTCCGTACAGGTTTCCGAGACTGTCTGTCATACCTCTGGCTGTGGCCTCCTGCCAGCCGCTATTGGTCATACCGCTGCCAGACCCGCGCCCCATCGCAGCCATGCGCGTCTGCACATCGTCGCCGACAGTCTTGGCCATCTGCGCCATGTAGGGATTGCTGTTGGCGTCGAGGTAATCACCGTTCAGGGTTGACTGCATATTCAATTTCGCCGAATTCATCACGGGAGACCCTGCAATCGCGCGCTGCGTGGTCATATCGAGACCAAGCTGCTGGCGTGAATCCATCCCGGCAATCCGTTGCCCGCCATACTGCGCGATGGGGTTGTTCGCCAGTTCTGCGGAGCGATTCATCATCTCGATGGAGTACGGCTTAACGTACTCCGGCGGTTCGCTCTTGCTGATCGTTGTCGTCGTTGATGGTGCGCTTCCGCCGCCGCTCATGGGTTCACCTCTTTTGCGTAAATGGTTGAAACTGGCCTGAATCCGATCTTCTCACCGGCTTTGTCCCAGCCTTTGCGCGGGCTGTGGAACGTGATTCTTTTGGCGTTCATGGCGACCGCCCAGGTCTCAATCTGTTCGATGCCATCATCCAAAAGCCCGATATCGGCAGCCGAGTAACACGCCCAGATGTGCAGCACCGGGCCATCTGCCGCCACGCTTGGGGTGGTCACGATGAACCCCTCATAGCGTTCGCCAAGCATCCCTATGTGCAAATGACTGATACCCGCCTTGATAGCGGCATAAATATCCTCCGGCAGCCAGTTTTCGGACGTGTTGGCGCGCACCTTCTCCAGCCCTTCGCGGATGCGCGGCCATACGTGGTGCAGGTTTACCGGGTTGATCCAGTCGAAGGCGAGATCAGTGGCCATCGTCGCGCCCCAACAGGCCATAACTCAGTGGTGCGGCAATCGCCCAGGGCGCAATGCCAGCGAGCAGTTCTGCAGAGTCGCGTCGGGCCGGGTCGAAGGCGTCATTTGCTGGATTAATGGTGGACAGCAAGGCGAAAGACCGCTTCCACTGGCTGATTTCGTCGTCAAGCAAGCCCATGCTCAATTTCCCGTCAACACGCGCATTTCGCGCCAAGTTCCCGGTGTGCCGCCGCTGACGCACACCCAGCCCAGCACCACGTATTTGCTGCCCACCGTTCCCGCTTCTACCGGTGCGGAATGCCTCACTTCGTCGCCCTGCGCCCAGGTTCCTGCTGTCGGCGCGGTGGTGCGCTGGTTGCTGCGGCCGGACAACGATCCCGCTTGCAGCAGCCCCACCTTCGTCATCGTATCGCGCAGCACATCGTTCAGCCGCATGGACAGCGTGCGCTGATAACTATCGGCATTTGCCGGCAATATCGGCAGGCGCGGATCAATGTTCATTCCGTCCCCCCGGCCACCAGGTCAATCGACAGCGCGGCAATCTCAACCGGGCCGGTGAATGCCATGTCCATCCTGTGCCATCTTGCTTGCCTGAGCAGGTCAAAACTTTGACGCGTGCTGGACATAGAGACCGGAGAATCAGACCGCAGGGCGCCATTCGGCGCGGATCTGAAGTGCTCAGTCAGAATCCCCGTCGTCGGTGCGGATATAAACCGTGGGCGCACGCGCCTCAAGGTAGAAAACTGCCAGTCGTCCCCGATGTCCCATGTCGTCAGATTGGAATCAAGCGCAGCGCCGGTTATGCTGTTCAGCGAATGTCCGGCATTGATCACGGACGGCATGCGCGCTGAAGACGCCAGTGATGGATCATCAAACGCCAGCGCAGACGCATCGAATGTTCCTGAATCTGCATCAAACGATATGGGAGGCGTTTGGTATTCCATCGCTGATTCAATGTTGATCGAAACGCGGCCCCATTTACTGCTGCGCGAATTCCACACCAACGCAGCATCTAGCGCGCCGCCGCCATTCCTTGACGGGTAGAAGAACCAGACGTTTCCGGTCGTGCGGTCATGGATGCCTTCCACGCTTGATCTGTACGATCCCAACAACTCGGAGCCGAAAAACCAGTCACGCATACCCTCTCCGATGGGCTGCGGACGTGAACCATCAAACAGATAGAAATCTTCCGCGCCCATGAACACATGCGCGTTTCCGATGTTGACGACACCCTTCTTCGCTGGGCAACCGATGTTTCCAGGTATCAGATTCCACTGCCATACGATAGGCGCTCCGACATACTGCCCAAGGTAGATAGAGGAATCCTTGTAGGCGACGAAGTTGGAACCCAGCGCCTTCATGGCCTGGATCGGGCCGGTGGTATCAATCAGCCGTCCTGTTGTGCATTGCGTGGCAACGGCGGGCGTCCAGACCGTTGAGTCGTAGATGCCGGAGCACCACCACCGATCTGGCGAGTCGCCATATGTCCCATCATTGGTGTCTGCCAGCATGACAAACCCCTGCGCAGCGTCGATCATTGATGCCTTCGGGGCCGTTGCCACGTCTGCGAATGCGGCTCCGCTGCTGGATTGCAGCGTGCATGATTTATTGGCCGCCAGCGCCAAGTTGCCAAACTGCGCCATCATCCACTTAAACCCGCCCGTGGCGTAAACGCCCGCGCGAGAGCGGTCTGTCCAGGTTGCCCCGCTCAATTCGTACAGATTTGTTTGTGTTCCGGCAATGATGCGGCTGGAGTTATCCAGCGCGAGCAGCGATGCAATTCCGAGGCATGCCGCAGGCAAGGCTGCAATCCCAAGATCAGTGAGCGATGGCGCAGCGGAATAAGTTCCGCGCACTGTTGGGATCAGGTTTCCAACGGAAAGCAATACGCCTTGCCGGGTAGGTTCTGAATCAGGCGCAAACCCAATGATCGGCACGATGGGCATTACATTGCCTTTACCGTCATGGTGGATCCCGAATACCAATCAATACAATTGATCCCGATGACAGCTTCCTTGTATTTCGCATCCCATAACGGGATGCGTGCATCATTGATCAAATAGGGATGAGCTTCAGACAGCGCGGCGAACAGATACGCATTCGGGTGCTTCGTCAAAAGCCAGTTCGTGGCGTTGGTATTGGATAACCTGGGTATCTTTTCCTCGTACACAATCTCAATCGTGTAATCGGCGTCTGGCGTGGGCGCGAGGATCATCTCCGCGCCAATGACTGTGAAATTGGCCGGGCGACCGCTGAGCGAATTTGGGTAACGCTGCGAAATCTGGTCCGGCGTCATGTATTTCAGCGTTATTGCCGGCTCCGTGATGATCTTTGCGCGACGCAGTTCAAGCAACCCATCTGGTAGAGCAATATTGGGAGTTCCACCAGTAATGGTTTCTGAATAGGTCGATTCCATCATCCGAGAGTCGATATCTGCGTCCATGCGGCATTCCGCAAGCGCAATAAAGTCAGGAATGATTGCGACGAGATCATCTCGATGTAGCCAGGCGGCAATGCTGTTTTGCAGGTCGGTGTAATTCAGGATGCTCATAGCTTGCCCTCCCAAATACGGAACGCCGCCAGCGCGGGATCATTCACCATCTCCTTCGCGTGCTTTGTGTCGCTCATGAATTCGTTGAATGTAATGCCGTGGGTGTTGCAGTAGCGTTCAACTAGCACCAGCGGAAGACTTGCGACATGCCGCATCTCGCTGGAACCTGTCATGCCGGAAACCCGGCGCGCATGACAGCCATCAAGCACCGGCTCCACGTCCTGCACGCGCTCAACGGTAAGCCCGTTGTCTGTGTCGTGAATGCGCGTCAGCACCTGGCCCATGTCAGCGGTCCTCGAGCGGGCTGATTTGCACCGTTCCGCCGGCTGAAACCTGGATTGCGGCGATATAAGGCTGATTCATCACTTTCATGATTACCGCATCGGCCGGCTGCACCAGCACATCGCCCGCTGCTGCGGCAACGCCCGCAGCGCCGATCTTGACGTAGCACGCCGCATTTGCTGCCACGCGCACATATTTGGGCAGTGTTCCTGACGAGTCGGTCGGGATTGCAATGTTGGCCGATGCGCCAGTAAAGGCGATTACAGCGCCCGTTTTCACTACAGATATCGAGTCTTCAAACATATGGGTGCTCCAAACAAAAAGCCCGGCAGGTTTCCCGGCCGGGCTTGGTTACTGCGTACTGCTATGACGATCAGGTCAAATCGCGCACCGCGCCGGACGCTGCCTCATTGGCTGCTTCTAGCGTGTATTCAACCATCAGATGCTTGGCATCGGAGTCACCTGTTTTCGCCAGGTCTTCCGTGGTAAACGGACGCAGATAAGCGACCTTCCACTTCGCCATTTCCAGGATGAACGCGGTGCGGGCACGCTGGAAGCGGTTAGGCACGATCTTCAAGGTGCCGAAGTCGCTCACGTACACGTCAATCGCGCTGATCAGCTTCTTGTCATCCAGGTTGCCCATCTGGGTGCCGCCGCCGGTAAAGCTGCTGAACAACTGCTTCTGCGTGCCGCCCACCATGATGGTGTCCGGATTGCCGCCTGCCGTCCAGCAACTGTTCAGCACGGTCTTCAGCAGCGCCTCAGTCAGGGCGCGCTGAGTGCCGTCGGTGGGCGCAGTACCCACACCGCCGCCAGCGGTGTAGCTAGGTGCCGCACCACCGACTCCAAAGCTGTTGTTGGTGGCAATCCAACCCTCCAAGCCGCGCGACTGGCGAGCCGTGCCGGCAGCGCCCACTACGGCAGTGGTGTTCTGCATCAGAGAAAACTCGATGTCACGCTTCAACTCAGAAGAAGCCTTGGCCATCTGCTTGCCCATCGTGTACAGGTTGCCGGCAGAATTGACGGCCTGCTGAGTGCCGGACAGTCGCACCACTTTACGCGAGATCTGCGTGCGGTTAATCAGCCGAACGCCGGGGTTGATCGTTCCGGCAGCGGTATAAGTGTCATCGCCTTCGATCTGCGCATTGTTCGCAGCGGTGGCGAGCACGTCGGTTGTCCATTCGTGCAGCACTGCCGTCGCTTTGCCGCGACCGCAACCGCTCAAGAACGGAGTTTCAGTGGGGGAAATCATGTAGACCATCGGTGTTGTTATCGACAGGCTCTTTATCCTGTCTTCTGGCACTTTCATGCCAGCCCAGACTACATCATCGCTTTCGCGTCGGGCGCTCGTGGGCGGGTTATTGTTTCCTCACCGCCTAGTCGTTGAACCTTCCGCATCCCTGGGCCTCTCGGCTTACATATGCGGCTTGGCTGCTGATTGCCCAATCCAACAGATTTTCAAACCATCACGCTTGCCGTTGCCAGCTACGTTGTGGTTCTGTTGGCTCTAAGGGTTTTCCAGCAATTCACCCAATTTTCATTTGATGCTCAGCATAGTGACACTTGGGGCAGAGAACTTCGCTGTTTTGCGGATCGAATCGATGCTCTGGAAACTTCGCAAACGATTTGATGTGATGCACATGCAACCTGACCTTTGTTCCGCAGCATTCACACATTGAATTGTCTTTTACTCCGCACCGCTCACATTGATTGTTGGCTCTTGCAAGAGACTGTTTTTTCCATTCTCTGGCCTGCCAACTACCACGCTCACGACGGTGAATAATCGTCAAACCGCCTTTCCAGTTCGGGTTTTTCTCGCCGTACGCTGCAATCTCCCTCTTCGCTTTGCTGAGGTTTTGCTTGTGCGTTTCTGAGAATATCCGTCCAACCTTCAGGCGGTGATTCTTGTGTTCCTTCTGCTCTATCCCGTGTTCTTTCAGTCGCTTGAAAACGACCGTTTCGCCAACCCCAAAATAATCAGCGATTTCTCGCATTGATTTCTCTTGGTATAGCGATTCGAGAACATCCTTCGGCGGATCGAAAGCCCTACGGCCTCCACGCTTCAGGATCGGAATGTCATGCTCAACAAGTCGGCGCCTAACAATTTCGGCACATACGCCGAACTGCTTTCCTATCGTTGTGCATGAATAGAACTGGTAGAGCTTTTCTAGCTCTTCCTTGCTTGGGTCAAATTTCCTTTCCGCATTCATTCTCTTCCCCGCTGAACAGCAACGGGACTAGTGTACTACTCTTATTAGAGCGTTACAAGTTAATCCGACAGGTCTTCACGGTTGATAACGCCCTGGTAGGTTTGTGCGGTTCCAGTTGGGACTGCCATGATCTTGCTCCTTTAACTTGGGTCTACCGCGCCAGCATCGACGCGAAGGCGTTGGCGGCATCTTCTAGGCTGCCGGACTTCTTCAGGTTCTGCATGGCACGGGTGCGCCCGTCTGTGGCGGAGGTCTCTCCGCTGCCGGGGCGCAATGGGGGTTTTGGCGGCAGGCTGGCGACTTTCTGTGTCGCCTGCGTCTGTTTCGCCATCATCTGGTCATACAGCATTGCTTTTCTGGCGACTTGCACCATTCTGGCGTCAGCAACATTCGATATTTCGTCGTTGTTGAAACCCTGCTGGCCAAGCCATGAGCGAACAGCCTTGGTGCCTTCTGCGCGCTTTACTTCGTCCTTCCATTCCGGCACTGCGTTAAGCAATGCCTCCTGTTGCTGGGCGATGAAAGACTGCATGGCCTGCTGCTGCTCATAGGCCTGTATCTGCTGCACGCGCTGGTATTCCTGTTGCGCGTACTGCCGCTGAGCAATGCTGTTTTCAAAACTGCGTTGCTGGCGCAGGTACTCCACTGGATCGGCCTCGATCAGAGACGGATCAGGCGGAGCAACCTGCGGCACTTGGGTCAAAAACATCTCGATTGCCTGAGCGTAATGCTGGCGCTCTGCCTGCGCTTGCTGGTACTGCGCCTGAGCGTGCCGGGCTTGCTCTGCAACCTGAGAGGTCTTGACGCGATAGTCCGATTCCAAAGAATAGCCCTTGAGCAATTCGGAAAGCGGGACTTCTCGCTCCTCGCCATTGACCTTGACCTTGAATCGCTGCTCTTCGGCTTCGGCTGCTTCCTGGGCGTCGGCTTCTGCTTCGGGTTGGCCGTCTCCGGCTCCTTCAGCATTGGCTTTTTCCCCGTCTGCGCCGGCCGGGTTGGCTTGGCGTTTCAGGTAATCATCAAAAGCGGCCTCAACATCCATCGGCGCTGGGCTCTCGTTCCCTTGCGGGTTGACGGTCTCATCCATGCGGGTAACTCCAAATAAAAAGCCCGCCGCGGTTCCCCAGGGCGGGCGGTTGCAAAAAGTGTTTCGGTTACAGCGTCACGGTCTCGCCGTCGCTGAACTGGATGGCGGCCGGTCCATGTTCGACGGGGGCACATCCATAAGTTCCTTGCATCAATTCCGGCGCTTTGTGGTCTTCGCAAAACACGCGGACGATGCGTCTACCATGCCCGCCTTCTGCTGCCTCTGCAGCGTCTGCAATACGCTGAACATCTGCCCAGCGCATTACATCAGCCCTGACCATATCGTTTGCGCCCGCTCCTTCAGCGTCCGGCGCTGTTCCAGTTGCAGGGACGCCAGCTTGCCCGTCTCCATCAGTTCCCGAAGGTGCTGCTGCACCACGTCGAGGGTTTTTTGCATGAGCCATAATCGTTCTCTTCCTTCCTGGTCACGGGCCGGACTGGCCGTCCATTCG